GAGGCCGACGCCGCGGATGCTTTTGTCGGCGCTGGGGCGCTCCGCATGGCGGATCAGCATGATTTTGTCGCAAGCCATGGCAATTCCGTTTCGTGTCGCCGACCTGCCTTACGCGAAGGCGGGGTGAAGATAAGCCCTGTCGCAAAGAATCATGACTTTCAAACAACGCCAATATTCCGCATCTGCCGGCGGATGGCTCACAGCCCGAGTAGCGCCAACGCCGTGAAGCCTGCGCCTGCAAGAAGGTCGCCTGAGGGCCGAGTGCGTCCCAGAGCGCGCGAGCGAGCACGCTGGCCGCCAGCTGGGCCAGGCCACCAAAAAGGTCGAATACGCCGTAGGCGGTCCCTCGCAGCTCCAGCGGCGCGGTGTCGGCGACGAGGGCCGCCAAAAGCCCCTGCGTGAAGCCAAGATGCATATTTGTGCTCGGCGCCGTCGTCGCAGCGTACGAGGGCGTCTCGCGTATCAGGAATCCCGAGCCGATCGAGAACCCCCTGGTCAACTATGTCGTGCTGCTGTTGTCGGCGATTTTCGAAGGCGCGACCTGGTGGGTGGCGTTGCGCAATTTCAAAGGCGACAAGCCTTACGCGGCGCTGCTTCAAGCGGTCAGAGAGAGCAAGGACCCCCCATCCTTCGTGGTGTTCTTCGAGAACTCATAACTCAACCTTTCTTTTTGTTTTTTCTCGCTTTTTTTGGTTCGAACCGGTTCATTTCCGTCTCGATCGGTCCGAAATAACGCGGACATTACGCGGACAGCTTTAGCCGAACGCCTTCAAGGCCCGCTCGTGTTGGTCCGGCCGATGATGCGCATAAACCTGCTCTAACGTCCGCATGCTCGTGGCGAGATATTGCGCGACGTCCCAAAGCGGCACCCCGGCCTGTATCATCCAACTCGCGGCCGTATGTTTCAGCGTGTGCGGCGTGACGCGCTTCTCGAGCCCGGCGCGCTCGACGGCGAGCGCAAACGATCCGCTGATGTTGGAGACGCGGCGCCGGCCCCATGCCACGACGAAGTCGAGATCGCCGGCACCTTGCCGTCTCTTGGCGCGGCGAAGATGCCCGAGCAATTTTCGATGGATGGGGATAGGCCGCCCGCGCCGCTTGGTTGTCTCGGCTTCCCCCGGCCTGCGAAAGTCGATCCGCCCGTGATCGAGGTCCACTTGCGCCCAACGGAGGCCGAGCACCGCTTCCTTGCGGCGCCCGGTATAGACGGCAAGCAAGATCGCCCGCGGCAGATGATCGCGGGCCTTGGGCAAGCTCCTGGCGGCTCTGAGCAGCCGGGCGACCTCATCCCGGGTGAGCCATTCGTCGCGCGGCTCCGGTGAAGCAGGCAGCCAAACAGCCGGCGCCCGCGTCAGCTTTCCGGCCTTCGCTTCTGCATTGATCGCCGCCTGCAGAACCTTAAGCTCGCATCTGATCGTGCCGTCCGCCCTTCCGCGCGCCTTTGCATATTGGCGACACGAGGCCTCATGAACATCCGCGGCCGTGCAGCCTTGCCAGAACGGGACGAGCGCCTTGGTCGCATAGGCCACTCTCTTGAACGACGGTCGGCCATAATGTGCTTCGGCATAGTCGGCGAGCGCATCCGTCACGAGCGCTTCATCGGGATCACGCGGCCCGGCGCGGCGTTGTCGGGCGGCGATGAAGTCGCCGAGGGCGATCTCGGCTTGCTTGCGATCCGTAGCGCCCGTGCTGCGCTCGCGGCTGCGACCGCCCTCTGTCCAGCAGATGTAGAAGCAATTTCTCTTTTCGAGCCAGCGAAGCCTTGGCCCGTTGTTTCGTCTGGGCATGCGGAAACCCCTCCTTGCGACAGAAAATGGTCGATCGCCTCCTGCGAGAAGAGCATTTTTTTCTTTCCCGCGGGGATAAATGAGATCCGGCCCTGGTTGGCCAACTCCCGGAGCCGGCGCTTCTGCATGCCGAGGCGCTCCGCCGCGTCGTCGATCGTTAAAGTCACCTGGTCAAGCCGCGCGCGCCCCCGCGCTCTGCAAACGTCAGGCGCCTCGCTCGCGACGCACAGCCCGGTTATTTCGCCTACAACTGCGGTCGCCGCGTAGACGTCGGGCACCTCGCTCGCCGCCATACGGGCTTCGTTATCGTCGCTCATTTGTCGCTCCATCTATTAGGCCTTACAGGGCGCAGCGCGAGCTCCTGTTGATGACGGCCTGCGAGGCGCTGCTGATAGCCCTGGTCGCCGCCGGTGACATAAACCTGCCACCGGCCGTCGGCGCCGTAGAGCTCTTCGTCCGGCACGTCCTTGTCGCGAAACATGAGCACGCGCATGTCGCCGAGCTTGCCGGTCAGGTAGGTGAGGCCCGTGCTTTTGCTGCGCCGCTCGTACAGCTTGCAGAAGGGTATCTTGAGGTCGGTCATGGGTTCCCTGGTCGGAAATACGTAGGAGGCTCCTACGTAATTCTTACGCCACCGCGGTCAGGCTATGTCCGTCGAGCCGCACGTCTACCGTCGTATCGTTGGCGCCGGCCGCCGTCACGGCCGCGCCGATAGGGAAATAACCCGCCGACGTGGCCTTGCAGGTTTTAGCGCTGTCGTCCCAAAAAACCTTGGCCCCTTCGGCGAAGGTGAGGGGCGTTCCGGCTTTCGGCAGCCGCCAAACGCCGACGATGGCGGCCTCTACAGGCTTTGTTTCGGCGGCGGTAAATTGCGCCACGCCAAACAGCGTCCCCGACATGAACCCGTGTCCGGAGGGGACGCCGCCGGTCGGCGCGGTGAGCGTGACAGTTTTGCCGGCGTGTAGATAATTGGTCGCCATGTTGTGTTGCTCCTTTAGTCGAGATAGTTCGTCATGCCGGGGCCGGGGTCGTAGACGAGGTCCGGATCGCCGAGGCTCCCCTCCGGTGCGCGCAAGCCCTTCGTGCTTGAGATGTGGATGGTTCGCCGAAAACCGCCGGCGAGCATTTCGCCGATGCGCCGCCGGAGGTCATTTTGCGCCTCGCGCATTTCGGCGTCGCCCTTGTAGAAGACGGTGCGCCGCGCGCCGTTCGCCTCGTAGGTTATCTCCCGCGTCCCGAGGGCTCGGGCTTTATTGAGTTTGTCGAGTTGCGCCTGTAGGTCGGCGAGGGTGTCCATGTTAATGCCCCGGGTTCATGTACGCGCCGCGGTACTCCACCCAGGCGCACGCGAAGTCGAGCCTGATCTTGTATTTGAGCCCGTCGACATCGAAGCCGACCTCCGAGAAGAGGCGCGGCCCGACCTCGCCTTCGAGGTAGCAATACTCCATCCCGTCGACGTTGCCCGGGTCCGCGAAGAGGAACCACTTGTATGCGTCGGTCAGGCGCGGCTCCGTCACCACCGATAGGAGGCTAGCCCAGATGTTCACATCGGCGGTCTGGATCGCCCTAATGGCCGTCAATTGCTGCTCGGCGAGGGTTTCGAGCTCGCTCGGGACGACGATCCATCTTGGCGTGGCGTCGATGATCATGCCTGACGGCTCCGTCTGGTGGCGCAAGGCGAGCCTGGCCGCCGAGAGCGTCGTGTTGCTGATGGTCGCGCCGCTCCCCGCTATGTTGGCGTGCGCCGTGGAGAAAACCGCCTCGCCGTCGGCCATGTTGGGGTTGCTTTCGAGCAGCGTGGCCATTTGCACCGCCTCGAAATTGGCCGCGGCGACGCCCATGCGCCGGGTCAGATCCGTCAGCGCCCCGAGGTCGTCGTTGACCAGCACCTGGCGGGACAGCGTGATGATCCGGCCGTATGTAGTTAAGCTGTAGGTTTCCTCCGTATCGGCCACGACGCCATGGGTGAACTCGCCGAGCTGGTTGGTCTGCAGGAGCGTCGGCGCGGCGCTGATCTGTATGCGGTGGCGCTTGCGGAAGTCGCGCGCGACAACCTGTTTCGAGACGCGCTTCAGCCCCGCCGGCGCGGCCTGATAAGAGATGCGCATCGTCCGATCGATGGCGTCGCCCATGAGGCTTGGCAGATCCGAGGTCGACATGGCGCGCTCGATGATCGCGGCGGGCGAGCCCGTCGTCGAAAGGTTCCGCGCGCGCAGACAGTCCTTGGCCAGCTCGATGCCGGTCAGATCAGCAAACGGTCTCGCCGCCTCGCTCGGGGTCGCCCCCGTCATGCGGCAATAGACGCCCTCGCCGATGGTCCTACGCCGCCAATCTGGGTCGTCGGGGCTCCATCCTACCGACGCCACGCGGATGCCGCTCAGCGCGGCGCTGCGGGCCTGCATGGCCATGAAGGCGGCCTGGTTCGCTTCGACGAGCGTAGCGCCGGCGTCGATCTGATTGTCGATCCAGGCTTGCGGAAGGCCGACGGCGGCGGCCATGGTGCGGATCTGGCGGTGGACGGCGGCGCGGTCGGGAAGGCCGCCTACGACGCTCCTGTCGGCCGGCAAACCGCTTCTGGCGAGCTCCAGCTCCCCGCCGCGGATCACGGCCCTCGGATCAGCAGCGACGGCGACAAGGGATAACTCGACGGGCTGCCATTTCGTCGCGGTCCGCACCTGACGCCCGTTTTCAGACGTCTCCTGCCATTGCGAGACGCGATAACCGACGCTGACCGCGCGTGCTGCCCGGCGTTAATGTCGTTGACCACCTCTTCGGCCGGGCGCTCATCCTAATGGTCGCAAGGGCCTCGCCGCCGACGGTCCGCGCCGAGATCACCGAGCCCAGGATATCATCGACGTCGTTGCGGCGGTGGCTGTTGAGGACCGGCGCGCCGCGAAAGGACGTCCAGTCTTGGTTGAGGTCGAGGCGCTCAATGTAAGAGCCCCGATCCACTTCGCTGCCGGTCGAAAAGACGACGTCGAAGGTGCGTTCAGCGGCGTTCCAGCTCGACGGCGCGAAGGCGGCCTCGCGGATCAGCACCGGGTCGGGGTCGGCGCGAAAGAAAGGCTCAGGCGTCTGCTGATGGTGAAACATTTTCTTGATCTCCTTTTGCGGGTTGCGGCGAGGACGCGCGAGCGAAGGTCAGGCCGAGGCCCGCTTCGCGGGCGCGGTCTGCGGCAATTTCCTGATCCAATTCTTCGACGTTGACGCCTAGGGCCGCCACGGCCTCTCGCCGCGAAGTGAGCCCGGCGCCGATCGCAAGGTTGGTCGCCTGAGCGTCTTTGAGCGGATCCAGCCACTCCGCCCTTGGCGCGATCCATTTGTGGCGCAAAACCGCCTCGGTGAGCGGCGCATTTATGCGGCCGGCCAATATTTCGAGCGTCAGCCAGCGCCGATAGATCGGCCGCAACACCTGGTGCGCGAAATGCTGTTGCCACGCGTCGATCCGGCGGCGAAACGCGATAATGGCGACGCGCGCGGACGAGAAATTGACCTGCGACATGTCGTGGTCAAGCATGAAACTCGGGATGCCGAGGCCGGCCGCTATTTCGCGGATCAGGGCGCGCTGAAACTCATTGCTCTCGCTGCCGATCTCGGGAGGGTCGCTGAAATTGACGCTCTCGCCGGGACGCAAGCGTTGCATGGTGCCGGGCTCCAGGCTCGCCTCGCCCGGCGCCGCGCCCTCCTGCATGAGCGTGCCGTCGGCGTCCGTGACGAAGCCGCAGAGCAGCGCGCCCACTTTCTGGCGGACGACCTGCGCGTCGACAAACTGGTCATACTCGTGAAGGCGCAACAGGCTCGCCGCGAAGCGCGTCATGCCGCGAACCTGGCCCGGCGTCTCGCAAATGAAGCCATGCACGACGTCGGCCGCCAACACCCGGTAAATTGTGAGGCCCGTGAGAAGCGGGAGGGCGGGTATCCATCTTTTGTAGATGTGATAGGCGATAGGCCGCCCGCCTTCGTTGCACTCGACGCCCGAAACGATGATGCCGCCGCCTGCGAGCTCTTGATAGAGCGTGCTGACCATCTGCGCGTTGTCGAGCGCCTTGAGGCGTAGTTCGCCGGTCGCCGGGTCGATCACCAGCAATATGAAAATTTCGCCGTCGACGAACATGCGGCCGGCGGCCAAGGCCTGCAACGCGTAGAAACTTGTGGTCGCGAAGAAGTCGGCGCGCGCGGCCCAGTCCGCGAAAGCCGCGTCGATCTCCTTGTCGAGGGCGCTGTCGCCGGTCTGCGCGGCCGGCCGCATGCCCGAGCCGACGGCCTCGCCCTGCCATACTGCGAGGGCGCTGGCGCCCAAGGGCGCGTTATTGGCGGCGTACCGCGCGCGCCTCGCCGCCGGCTCCCTGCCGGCCAGGCCAGCCGTTATCTGGCTCGGCGTAGCGGCGGTTTTGTCAAAGCGCCGGCCGCCGGTAGCGGCGTCGTAACTACGTTCTGCGGCGGGCGGCGCTGTGGCCTTGTGGATAAAGGCGCGAAGGGCGGAAAACATTGCTCACGCCTCACGCCTCGATCTCGCGGCCGTAGACGAGCCTTTCGAGTTGCGCGTCGATCCTGCAAAAATGCTCGGTCGCGTTGACCCACGTCTCGGCCTTGTTTCTCCTCAGCCAGTCGAGCGAGATCTTGCCGTGAAAGCGGTCTGTCTTGTCCGCGAGGTGCAGCAGCAGGCGATGATCGCTCCGTCCGAAAATGGCAAAATGCTGGTTGGTGTTTCTCGACCACCACAACGGGCTCGCCGCGAAAGGATCGGCGACGATCTCGGCCTTGCGGCGCTCGTGCACCTTGCGCATGTGCGTGGCGAACTTCGCGACGTTGTTTTTCGCCGCCGCCGCGTCGTACTCGGCCAACACCTCGCGGGCGCGCGTCCGCGCTTCCGCCTGCGAGACAAATTCGCCAAAGAGCAAATGGGTGATCTCGGAAAGCAGCGTTTTACGCCCCGAGGCTCCGAAATGCTTGTCAAAATTGAAGTAAAGATCGAGGGCCAGAACGTCGAAATAATGAAATTGCCGCGGCATGCTTTGTCGCGGCCGGTCGGCCGGATCAGAGATCAAAAAGATGCCGAGCCGCGAAACAACTTCGGCGACCTGATGCTCTTTGATGCCATACAACTTGGCGATCTGAACTAGCGTGAAGGTTTCTTTGATATGCCGCTCGACGCGCGGCGTGGTGACAAACTCGACAGCCTCTAGGGTCTCAGTCATTGCTTGCACCTCGCTTTGGGGAAAGCTCAAAGAGAGGCAAGCGCCCAAATGGTTAAAGGCGCAAGGGGCGGCTTGCAGAAAGCTGTTACAAAAGCGCCGCTTTTTTAAAGCCCGTCCATCCAGCGGCTTCGCGTCACGGCCGGCGCCTTCGGCGCGCTCTGCGGCTCGCCCTTCAAAGAGGCTTCGCGGGCGTCGAGGTTAAGGGCCAGGCCGGCGCGGGCCGCGAGCGCATAAATGACGCAGTCCTGCGCCTCACAGCGCCGGCCGGGGATCGCCTCGAAGCGCCGTACGGGCCGGCCCCGCGAC